ATGCTTGGAAGTATGAAAAACACCCTTGTTGCGACGGATTATCCGAACTTGTATCGGTCAAAAGAGTCGGAAATTTTCTATGCCCGAATTGATACCGGAAGAAAAACGGTGAAAAAATCTCTTAAAACGCGCGTGTTGACGGAAGCCCTTTCCAGGCTGGCCGGGTTCCTGGCGGAGCAAGGGAGGGATGAATTACCCGTGGAATCCGTGTCTTGGTATTTGGCGGTTGATATGTACGTCCAGCGGCAGGAAATGCGCCCCCATTTGAAGCCGGCCGCTGTAGAATCCATCAAGTTCTTTTCCAGCCGCGCTAAAAAGCTTGTTGCTCGTGATATTGCAGCAGAGGCCATCACGGAACAAATGTGCCGGGCTTGGTGGAAAAAAGATGCGTTGTCTGTGTCTGCACGAACAGCAAACGGAACACTCGCTGTTGTGAAAAATGTTTTTTCCATGCTTCAGGAAGCAGGAAGTATCAAGAGCAATCCAGCATCCAAGCTTGAACGGATGACTTTGAGGAGTTCAAATCTTAACGTTCCGGAAAAAGAAGATTTCCGAAGAATCGTTGAGGAAGTGAAAAAAGCCCCTATATTAAGGAAGTGGCAAAAGAAGGGGTTATATTCCGAAGCGGCGGATATGATCGCTTTCCTGGCTTATTCAGGGTTACGTATTGAGGAAGCCCGGCGCTTGGTGTGGGGAGATATCGGGAAAGAGTCCATTTCCGTGCCCGATATCAAACATGCCACCTCACGCCGGACCCTGTACATTAACGCATCTCTGGCTGAGGTGATAGAAAGCCTCCGAAGAGAAAGACGGGGGAATAGCCCTGATGACCCGGTATTTGCCATAGAAAGCCCCCGGAAAGCCCTCACAAACGCGTGTATCAGGCTTGGACTGCCTCACGTCCGTATTCACGACTTGCGCCACTTTTTTGCCACGTCCTGCATTGAGGCAGGCATTGATATTCCTACGGTGGCTAAATGGCTAGGGCATCGTGACGGCGGAGCATTGGCTATGAAGGTATATGGACACCTCCGGGACGAACACAGTAAGGAAGCGGCTAGAAAACTCACTTTTTAGTTATTTGCGGCTTGCAACCCAGAAGATGTGTCCATCTACTGGCGGATAGTTTCCAACTTCTCTAAATTTTTATTCATATCTTCCAAAGAACGGTTCATTTCTTCTGCTCTTTTGTCTTCTTCTTTTCTGTTTTCTAAATCCTGTAAAGCTTCTTTGACCTCTTCTTCTTTCCCTTTCTGTTTAACCTTTAATAACCACCTTTCTGCTTCTTCATAGCTTTTTTCAATTCCTTCTCCATCCATGAAATGACGGGCAAGGCAAATCATTGCGTCTGCATGACCTTGTTCCGCAGCTTTCCTGTACCATTTTACAGCCTCTTTCTCATTTTTTGGTAATGATGCACCAAAATCAGTACCAACTTCATATGCAAATGCTACCAAATATTGAGATTTTACATGCCCCTGTTCTGCTGCCTTTTTGTGCCATTTAAATGCCTCATCGTCATCTCTTCGAATTCCTAACCCTTTTAAATAATGCCATCCTAAACAATATTGCGCCTCTGCATGATTCTGATTTGCAGCTTTTTTGTACCATGATACAGAGCGAGGTGCATTTTGCTCCACTTCTTCGCCATCATAATAAACATCTCCAAGTAGACATTGTGCTTCGGGGTCTCCTTTAGATGCTTTGATATAAAGTTCTTTTAACTTAGGAGTATTTAGCTCTTCAGGAATACTGTTTTTCTTAGGAATGGGTTTTGTTTTCTTTACTTTGTTTTGAACGATTTTTTCTGTAGTAGTGTTTGCTGCAGGCTGGATAGTTGATCTTCCTATGAGCATGCCTACACCTCCCCCAATAAGTAAGCATACACTACCAACAATAAGATAGTTTTTAATAAGATTCAGGGTAATCCCGTTTTTGTCCGGCATAGTATTGTTATTTCGAGGCTCCTCCACAAATCTTGCAATTCACGCCACTGGGCGTATCGCTGGCTCGCCCTTTGCAAGCCCGGTAGTACCGGCAGTTTTTGTTATGGGTCTTGCCCGTTGAGCTGATCCAGTACGCTTTTTCTTCCGCTGTTGGCTTGGCTGCCAGTTTCCGGTGGTAGTGATATTCCCCCGTTTTGCGGTTGTAGTGACCGCCGTTGGCGTCCAAGCCGCCAGGGTGCGCTTCCGAGAATGAAGTGAGGGAAATAACAGCTAAAATGAGAGAGAACAGTTTCATACGAATCCATAATACCATGAAATAAAGAGAGTTGTAAATAATTTGCTTAACTCTTTCAAAAGCATTATGAAAGGATTATTTCCAACATTTATTTACATGTTTCACCTGTAGTTTATCGTTGTTTGTTAGAGGGGACCGTGGTATCGCCTTTTTCGTGAGATTGCTGTTTTTCTTTTTAGCCAGCATTTGTATTTCTTATGGTGAAACCTTTAGAGGCTTTGTCATCAATGTGATTAATGGCGATACAATTACTGTTTTGGAGAAGACGCCCGAACAAAAACAAGCTTATAGAGTTCGTTTGAAGGGAGTTGATGCTCCTGAAAAAGGGCAGTATGGCTACAGCGGGGCTAAATATTTTTTGGAGAAGTTGATATGGGGTGAAATGGTCACGGTTCAATATTCGGGGCGTGACAAGAATGGAACTATTTTGGGACTGGTATTGTATGGGGGAACGTTCGTGAATTATGAAATGGTCAAAGAGGGGTGGGCATGGTACGACAAAAAATATTTCGATAGCCGGGAGCTTGAGAGGTTTGAAGCTTCAGCGAAGAAGGCGCAGAAAGGATTATGGGCAGAGGCGAATGCGATTCCCCCTTGGGAATGGAGAGAAGGAGAGAGGGGTAAGGAGCCTTCCCTGGATAATAAAAAAATAGTTACTTATTGGATCAGCTCAACGGGAAAAACGCACCTTCCCGGATGTCGGTATTATGGTGTGGGGATGGGATCGTTTAATAATCTTGGAACGGCAGATTATTGCGGTCTGTGCTGGAAGATGCCCAAGGTGAAAGTCAGGAAGTCTGAACTGACTTATGGTCCTTTTCCTGGGCCAGTAAAAACATCTCCGTCTCCACGAAGATCATATTCGAATCCCAGGCATAATTCCATCTATCATCATGTGTTTTCCCCAAGCACGAGTACCGATTCCAAAGGGCGCATTATTTACACGGGGCCGCGTGGAGGAAGGTACTACATTAACAAGAACGGGAATAAGACGTATATCAAAAGAAAATAAAGCCCCCTGGCCCGGAGGCCAAGGGGCGAAGCATTCTAACGAAAGAGACCGGATAGTAACCTCTTTTTTCAGAATAAGCAACTCCTAAATCATTATTTCAGTATCATCATGTAAAAATATATACTGAAATTGTTATTAAGGAGACTATGCCCAACAAAAAGGAGCTGCCCCGATAAAGGTAGCTCCTGAATAGAGTCAGGCTGTTAATCTTCCCTGGTTCCACCTGCAGCTTCAATAGCATCCCGTACCTGAGCTATAAGGTAGTGGGGGGCATTGTTATTATCGTGGCCAGGGATAGTCACCGTCTGTCCATGAGGATGATCGTATACACGATGGGAACCCCGTCCTTGCCCTTGCTGCAGAATGAATCCAGCATCTCGTAACCGTCTGATTAGGTCTCGTATTCGCATAAGTGATGTTGAAAATACGAGAAGAGGGGAGAGTTTCAACAAACGCTGTCTGAATGGAGGATCAGCCTTTTTAATCAATAGAATTTCTGCCTATGGAAAGCCTCTTCCTCAAAAATTGGAGAGTGTTGCATTTAGGTCATATAAGTGACATAGCATACTTTTTGTTGACTTAGTAGAATCACCGTTATACCATTTACTTACTGACCATTTTAAGCGATTGATATTTTTGTAAATAGAATTACTAAATATTTTATATGATATGTAAGAGGGAACCTTTCATAAACACATAAAAATGTAGTTAAACATGTGAATATTTGTTGATTATGGACAAAAAAACTAATGTGTCAAATAATTGTAATAATAGTATATTATTCATTGTATTAACATCGTTTTTATGCACATTGATATTTTTAATTATTATGGCTCCTTTGAGTGTGAGATTTTTTGTTGACATTCCACAGAGTACGGGAGATGTGTGTATGGGGGCTGTTTCTATTAATTCTCCTAAAATTGATTCAAGTGATATATTGAGTCATATTTCGGAATTTTACAGTACAATTATTGTTGTTTTAACGACTCTTCTAGCTCTGACCCAGGTTGTTTGTTATATTTTTATTAAAAATTCATCAACTAAGGAAATAGAATTTCAGGTTTCAACTTGTCTGAGTGGAGAATTTTTTAAGCATACTCTCAACCATTGTGTGAGCGAAGCCGTCGTTAAGCAATTTCAAGATGAAGGTAGAAAAACCGCTATTGATGCATGGCTAGCAAGCTCTACCAGAGAAGAGTTTGATAATAGAATTTCTGAATTGGAAAAACGTTTAAGCAGTCTTGATCATAACATTTCTTCGGATAATACACCTGATGAAGATGATAAAAGACTTTTAGAATCAGCTAAAAATAGAATATCAACTCAAGGAGTATAGTTATTATGGCTGTTATTTTTGGTTCATGGAATCCACTTGCTGATTCAGAAATGGGATCGGCTTTCTTATCTGCTGAAGAGATTTCTTCAGCAGAAGAAATGTGGAAATTTGCGAAAGATTCTGGAATCAATGAGTTGCCTATTGATTTGGAAAAGTTAGTCAAAAAATTAGGTATTCGTTTGAAAGAAGAGTCTTTGGATGACGAAATTTCAGGAGAGTTGTATCGTGATCAGAAGGATGGAAACTGGGTGATAGTCGTCAATAGCAATCAAACGGAAGCTAGAAAACGATTTACAATAGCTCATGAACTTGGTCATTATGTCTTACATAGAAATGAGAGTGATGTTTTTGAAGATGAGATATTCTTTAGATCTGATGAAAAAGATCTTTCCGAATATCAAGCAGACAATTTTGCAGCAGAATTGTTAATGCCCAAAGAATTATTTACTGGTGCGCTCAATGAGAAAGGATGTACCATAGAGACATTAGCAAAAAAATTTGGTGTTTCCTATGTAGCAACACGTATTCGGCTTAGTAATATTATTCCCTAATGTTCTGTATGTTTGAATATACTCCATTTATTAGAACATCTGATGCGGAATTACGCGGCATTGGATACCTTGAAGAACGGATTAAGAATATCATTTCTCCTTTTTTTATTTTAACAAAATCAAAAATGCTTACGACACGAGCATTGGATAAGATCAAAGACAGAGAATCTGTTGTCTCCGGTAGTGTATGGAGGAGTTTGAATAATGTAGGTGAAAAATTTGGGAAGAATCGCCCATTTTTTCTTGATATTGCGGTTGACAGTATACCGAATGAGCAGGAAATGCTTCAAATACAAAGTGATTTTTATAAGAAGAAAGCTAGAGAAAATAAAAATGAAACCTCGTTTGATGAAAGACAATATGAGTGGGTAGAAGAGATGCGAGGTCTTGTTTCTTCTAATGAAGGGTATAAAAAATGGTGTGATTTTGTTATGCTCGCAAAAGAGGATTTTCCTGCTATTATTCCATCTCTTCAATTTTCAGTTCAAGAGGGGAACGACCCTATGCCGGATTTTTTAAAGCAGGTGGAGTTTCTATCGCATAATTTTTCAATGTTTGCACTTCGTTTGCAAAGGCCTTCTACTAAAAGTAATTGGCTTGAATTAGGGAAATATTTGGTTGAGCGGATTTGCGAAAAAGGTGAAAAAAGCAAGGTGATGGTAATTATTGATCTTGCCTTTTTGAGTCCAAGATGGAGAGGAAGGGAAGAAACGTTACAACAATTACGTATTTTTATTGAATCCTGTCATTCTTACGGTGTGAAAGGTGTTATTGTGACAGGATCATCTTTCCCTCAATCGGTTTATGACTTGGTTGATCAGAAGGAAGATGAAGGAGAAATTTCTTCTCAGATGATTAAAATATATGAGGAACTTTCTGATACTGGCATAAAGTATGGAGATTACGCGTTTATTCATCCTCAAAAATTTTCTTCTTTTGCCAGAGGATGGATTCCGCGGATAGATATTCCCTTATCTGGCAAATTGTTTTTCAGAAAACAAAAAAAGGGAAAAGAGGATGTTTATGCTCGTGTCTATGAAAATATAGCTTATGTACTGATTCAAGAGGGGAAATTGTCTGAGGTTCCCGATTGTTGGGGAAAAGCCTGCATTTTAAGAGCAGGCAATGGTGAGGGAGTTGGGCCGAAGACGCAACAAGGAGCAAGCCCTTCATTTTGGATTTCAGTACGGTTGAATATCCATATTACGAGTATTAGTGAACATTTATTTACTTGATGTAAGGAGATGTTTTTCTTGAGAGAATTAAAAGATCGTCTGGATTGACTTTTCCAGGATATATTTCTCTTATAAATATTTCTGTATTTTCTTTATTCTCTATATATAATTTATTTTTGAAATCACGTTTTATTTCATATTGCTTGATAGAGAATGAAATTTGTTGTCGCAACTCATCAATATTTAGCGTGGATGTTAGTTTTTGAGGAAATTTTATTTGCATTTCTCTCCTAGAATAACTAGCTAGCAAAGATAAACTGTTTATTTTTTTGCTTTTTTTAGCCCTCCTTATTAAGGAAAGTTTGTTGCATTTTTCTACTATTATTCCTATATGTGGATTTGAAATTTTTAATACTGCTTCCATATGATTCGCATGGCATACAACATAGGTATAATCGAATACAGACATATAGCAGTCTAATTGTCCTTGTAATCGATTTAATTTGTCGTTTTTACTTTTAACTTCATAGGCAGTAATTTCTTTCTTTGATATTTTTACTATATCAGCATACCTTTTTTGTTCTGAAAAGAGTAATTCTGATGATAATGCATAGTTTGTCGATTTGGCATTTTTTATTATCCAATCAACAAGCTTACATTTCAAATAAAGATCTCCGAGCTTTTTTTTGTTCATTTTTCCCGCCGTTCTTCCAATTTTGTTAAAATAAAACGAGGATGTTGTTGATGATAAGGTTTGAGTTGCGGGGGTAAACGAGACATATGCTTCTCTGCTTAATGGTGTGTTTCTAAGCTTTCTCCCACCTGTCCAAGGTTTCCACATAGATGCCGGAGATTTTGCCACCGTCCATGGGTTCTATGTCTCCGAAGTCGGGGTTAAGTGGATGTAATACGTATTCCATTTTTCCGGTTTCCGGATTTTTTTTGCGGCCAAGCTTTTTTAGAGTAACCCCTCGTTCGTCATTGTATTCTACAATGGTTCCCACTTTAGGGATGGGAGGGATGGTGTGCTTGCGCATGACCACCAGCGATCCGTCAGGAATGACCGGCTCCATAGATTTTCCTTCTACGCGTAAAACGTATTCCCCTTTTCCGAGCTGGTAATCAGTCTTAATTTGATAAGGGATGTTGTCACCTGGCGTCAATGCACCAGCTGCGATATTACCGATGACCGGGACAGACTGATCCAAGAAAGATGCAGCTGGCAATGGTTCTACCGGGGTAAACTTCTTGCGGGCTGCCTCTTTTTCTTTGGCGGCGTTTTGAATAGCGGTATTGACGAATTCCAGGAAGGTTTCTTTGTGGGCTTTAGCGGCCTCACAGATAATGTCCCATTCTTCATCTGTGAAGTCGATGACGATGCGGGGAGAGGATTCGGCTTCTCCGTTCATTAGTTTTTGGAGCTGAAGAACTGCATAAGCAGGGAATGCCCCTCCGGGAGCAAGCCAGTTGTCTATGGTTCTTTTAGGCGTGTTGAGTTTCCCTGAAAGCCAAAAGCGATCCTTACCTATAGTTTTGAGCCATTTTTTTACGTCTTCTTTAGTCGGCGTCATACGTTGATTTTACGCACATTTCATGAAAAGTCAACCTATTGATTAGAAAATATCACGCATAAAACATGAAATGTGTGTTGACGTGTTCATGATTTTTACGTAAAAAGATTTCATCAACTACGAGAGATCATGAAAACAGAAATCGACTTAGACAAATTGCCGGACGGCTGCAAGAGCCATCTGCTGGCCGAAGCGGAAGAAGGGTTGAAGCCTTCGGAGGCTATTATTCGCATCATTGAACGAGAATCATTCCGCAGGGGATTCCGTGTTCACTTGACCACGCCCCGCGATCTTCCCCGCCCGAAGAACCCCAAGAAGCCCGCAGCATGATGGAAGAAGCTCTGATTGACGAATTTATCCGGCTCGGTTGGCACGAACTGTAACCCGCCCCCTGAACAACAATGAAAAAAATGACGAACGAACAATACTGGTTGCGCCGCGACCGCTCCGAGAAAATGGAATCCCTTTACGGCCGCCCGATAGGCTTTCCGGAAGACGTACTCAACCCCCGGCCCGGTATCGTACAGAACCTTGTCTTTTCCGCTCTGCTGGTTGGGATTTTCACGATCATTTATTTCATCGTTAAATCTTAGTGAATTATGAACGGATTAGATCAATTTGTAACCTCTATTGTGGAGCAAACCATAGAATCCCTTCATGAACGTGGCTTGTTGATTTTGAATGAGTCCGAGGAAGAGAATGCCACTCGCATGTTCGACGGCAAAATATGGCTTACCCTTGAGGATCTGCGGAAACACCCTGCTTGTTTATGGGGTAGGAAAAAGGTTCGTAACCTGTTGCAGAACCATGAAATAGAAGACATTGGATCCAATCAACGCGAATACAGAATTTCCGCGATAAGCGTGTACAGGTATTTGACCCAAAAGACATCCAAAACCGGGGCGGACATGAACAAACCTCCCGCTAAGCGGAAACGTAACTCCGTCAGTACCCCTTCCAACTACCAGAAACCAAAAAGGCCGGGGCCAACAGGAACTGACACCCGACCTGAATACAATCAAACAAGACAATAATATGAGCCTATTACAAAACATCAAGCGCGGAGTGCAGCAGCGTCCGCAGCGAGTCATCATCTACGGGCCGGAAGGCGTGGGAAAATCCACGCTGGCGGCCGGGTTGCCCGCCCCTGTTCTGCTGGACACGGAACAGGGATCTTCCCACATCGACGTTGCCCGGCTGGACTGCCGGAGCTACGGAGACGTGATCAATGCGATAGAAGAATTGACGCAGGGCGGGCACGAATTCCGGACGGTCATCATTGATTCCATAGACTGGTGCGAGCGTTTGTTTGTGAACGCCTTCATCAGGGAACACAATAAGCGGGCCAACGCCTCCCTGAAATCCATTGAAGATTTTGGATACGGCAAGGGGTACAAGATGATCGAACCTGTAGCCATGGACCTCTTGACACGCCTCAACGCATTAATGGGGGCGGGTATGAATGTGGTGCTGGTGGGACACTCCCGCCGCGTCAAATTTGAAATGCCGGAAACAGCCGGCGCCTACGACAAACACGAACTGAACCTCTCCAAATTTGTCGCGCCGCTGGTCAAGGAATGGGCTGACGCCATGCTTTTCTGCAACTTCGTCGTAACAGTCCAGGATGGCAAGGGACATGGAGGAAACCAACGCATGGTCTACACCTCTCCTTCCGCCCCGTGGGAAGCCAAAAACCGACACGGGATGCCCGCGGTCATGGCGATGGACGCCGGGGAAATCTCCCGCCTGCTGTTTGGAGAGGGCTGCAGACCTTCCGGGAACGCTCCGGCCGGCGAAAAGCAGGCGCCGCCTCCCGCACAGCAGGAAAAACCGGCTCCCTCCCTGGCGGACCAGCTGGCCGCGGTCATCAACGACGTGCCGGGAGCGCTGAACTTCCTCGCGTACAAAAAGGAAATCCAGCCGGGGCAGGGCCTTGAAGCCGTCTCGGAAAAATTCGCCTCCTTCATCCTCTCCGCCCCCGACCGATTCAACACGGCCGTTCTGCAATACAACACCCCTGCCGCCCAATGAAACCCGTCACCTGCATCAACGTCGCCCGCGAAACCGGGCATGCCGTCCTCTCCCTGGACGGAGCGGAATACGCCGTCAACCTGGACGACCTGCAAAAAATCCTCTCAGACATTGCCGGGCCCCGTCCGGCCCCGGCCACGGAACTATTGAGGCCGTCCCTGCTCCCCAAGCTGGCGCAATGCCCCTGCTACGTCTCCGCCCCCGACGCGGGGGAAGCGGCCCAGAGGGGAACCCGGATGGACGCCGCCTTCCGGGCCCTGCTCATGGGCGTAGACGAATTCAGGGCGTGTGAACACCTGAAAGCCGATGAAAAAGAATCCATCCTCTGGGCGGTGAAAACGGTCCGGACGCTCTGCTCCGGCGAAGAGGTCATTGCCGACAAAAACCGCTGCGCCTTCCCGCAATGGCACCCCCGCGTGACAGGCGGGGAAGCGGACTGCCTCTGTCCCGCGCTGGGCAAACTCTTCGACCTCAAAAGCGGCCAAATCCGCAACTACTGGGAACAGCAGGCCTCTTACGCGAAATCCTTCATGGAACGGGAATTCATGGATGAAATCACCTGCCACCTCCTCTACTGCGACCAGCAGCAAATCGTCACCCGGAAATTCACCTACCGGGAAGCCATCTCCATCGTCAACGGCGTGGTGGACGCCGTGGACCGCGGCGGCGGGCCGCGCCTCTGCGACTACTGCGGCTGGTGCGCCTCGCAGGACACCTGCCCGCTGCGGAACCGGGCGGCGCAGGAAATGCTGACCCTGGCGGAAGCCGAAACGCTGGAAGAAAGCTTCGCCGAAATCGCGGAAAACCCATCCAGGCTGGCGGAATTCGTCACCAAGGCGGCTGTGCTGGAAAGTTACGTCAAAAAGGGAAAAGAAAAAATCCTCGACTACCTCAACAACGGAACGGAAGTCCCCGGATTCAGGCGCGTCTCCCGGAAAGGCGTGGACACCGTCGCTCCGGAAGACGTCGCCAAATACGCCACCTGGATTGGCGTGCCGAAACTCCTGAAATCCTATGGCCCGCTCAAGGCGGACGTCTTCCGCGCCCTGTTCGCGGAAGCCCTGCCGGAACAACAATTCCCGGAAGAACTGGTCAGGACGGGGGCCGGATCCTCCTACGTCAAAAAAATCTCCGTCTCCAAAACCGCAACCACAAAATAACCATTATGTTCAGTTACATATCAGAAGGCGAGCCCAGCGAATACGGATTCCTCCCCGCGGGCGTCTACGAAGGAAAAATCGTCAAAATGGAAGAAGGAATCTCCCAGGGCGCCAAAACGCGGGGATGCCCGCAGCTGGCCGTCCACATCAGAGCCTTCGGCCCTGAAGGGGCGGCGACGGTCCGTTACTACCTGACCAACTCGAAAGACCTGGCTTGGAAAATCGACCTGTTCGTCAAAAACGTCACCGGGAACGTCTACCAACCCGGCCAGCAGGTCATCATCAACCCGGCGGAATACCTCGGCAAACCCTGCTACGTTCGGCTCAGCGTCAGACAGGGAGACAAGCCCAGGGCGGACGGGACTTATCCCGAATTCAGCAACTGCGAAGACGTGTTGGGGCCGGACGAAGCCCGGGCCATCATGGCGGCGCAGGACAGGGTAGCGGCGGGGCGTGGCAGCGCGTCCCTGCCTCCGCGCCCGGCGGACCTGCCAGCCAACAACCACATGAGCGCCACGGCGGGACCGCCGGCGGAAGAAGACGAAATTCCCTTCTAATCAACAGCCATGAACAAGCCGATAACCATCATGCTGCCGATCGTTCCCCCGACGAAAACGCACCAGAACAAAAAAATCGTCAACATCGGAAAACACGCCAAACTGGCGGACACGAAAGAATTGAAACTGGTCATCAGCGATTACCTGACCCTGCTGAAACCTTATCAACCGGCCCGGCCCCTGACGGGGCCGGTCTCCCTGAAACTGGCTTTCGTCTGGCCCTACCGCAAAAGCGAGCCGAAAAAAAACCGGATCGGGCTCATTCCGAAAACGACCAAACCGGACTGGGACAACCTGGCCAAAACCCTGCAGGATGTCCTGACTAGGTTGAGATTTTGGGAAGATGACGCCCAGGTCTATTCCGCGTCCGTGGATAAATGGTGGGGCGCAGAACCGCAAATAACAATCACCGTGCAAGAAGGAGCAGAGCCATGAAACGGAACCCTCACATCATCGTCCAGCAGGTTTGCCCCATGAAGAAAACCGACGATGGGAAATATGAAGTTCAGGCCGCGATTGTGCACCACAAAGGGATTATCGCCCGCTATCGAATGGAGTACCCCACGAAACGGCATGCCCGGTGGGCGCAGCACCTTATTTGCACGGTGAACAATGTTTCACGCCTCCGTTGTTCTGATGAACTTAATATTACCATAGAAAAGCGCGTGCTCTACAGCGACAGGCCTCTTCTGTTTCACGCGGGGTGCGAACAGTGCCGTTGGGAAACGAACAGAGGCTACGCCGCGGAGAAAGACGCATGGAAGGATGCCGAAAAATATATTTCCGGATTCCCTCCCATCATGAGGGTGCAGGTTGGTGATAAGTTACATTTTATAGACAGGTCTCTTAAGTATCAGTACTGGGCTACAGTTACGGACGTTGATGTGAATGATGCCTGGATCAGGACAGATAAAGGCTCATGCCGCCCGGACGACGTGCTTAAATGGCCGTGGGAGATTGAGCAGAAAGGAGGCTCGCATGACGCCTGAACAGAAAGCGTTCCTGGCCTATGGAGAAGCCCGCGGCATCCTGAAAGAGCGGAAAAGCCTCATGCGTTTCACGGAATGCCTGGGAGAATGTAGCGATTATCACGGCAAACCCCGGCTAATGTACGGCGTTGAAGATGCCATTAGGGACGCATGGCAGAAGCGGGCCGCGTGCAGGGCGTGGGTGCATCCTATGCGACGAATTTGCTCGAACTGTAAACATGAAGGAACACACCCCTACGCTACGCCCTGTAGTGAATGTTTCCGCTGTCCCTTTGCACAAGTTTATGAAGGATTTAGTGACAACTGGGAGCCGAGAAAGGAGGGGGCATGAACACGAGAGCACCACGTAAACGGGCTCTGGCTCGATACCTCGGAGGAAAGAACAGAATCGCCCCTTGGATTATCAGCTTTTTCCCGCCTCATAAAATCTACGTTGAACCCTTCGGAGGTTCCAGGGCTGTGTTGCTTAACAAACAGCCCGCCTGGATGGAGGTTTATAATGACCTTTATGACCGGGTGGTGAATTTCTTCGAGGTATTGAGAGATCCGGAAAAATCCGAACGGCTGGCCAGCCTGTTGGAATTGACGCCCTACGCTCAAACGGCCTATGCCCGGTCATTTGAAATCGCTGAAGATCCTGTTGAAGATGCTCTCCGATTTGCCGTCAATAGTATGATGAGCTACGGCGGAGGCATCCATAAGCCGGGGTTTAAGCGTAACGGCTTAATCCGCACAACTCCCTATCCTCAAACATGGAGGGAATATCCCGAAATCGTTCGGGAATGTGCCGCCGAGCTGCGAAGCCGGAATATCGAGATTAACAACATGGACGCCCTGCAGGTCATGGCTCGCTATGACTCACCGGATACGCTGCATTACGTGGATCCTCCCTATGTGCAATCTACCCGCGGCAACCATGTACGATACGAACACGAGTACGATCAACAGGATCATGAGCGGCTTCTTTTCTTTTTACAATCTTTGAAAGGCAAGGTTGTTCTGTCTGGCTATGATTCCGACCTTTATTCCAGGCATCTTTCCGGCTGGAGGAAGGAATGCAAGGTTTCTCACGACACGCAGGGCGGTAAGAAGATTGAATGTCTGTGGATGAACTACAACCCCCAACTGACGCTTTTTTGATTATGGAATTCATCAACATCCCAACAGCCTTGTTTTCCAGTCCCGAATATATCGGGGCGGAACCCATACAGCGCGCCACCTGGATCTCTCTGCTGGCCTGGTGCTGCGAACAGGAAAACGGCGGCATCATTGAGGACTGCCGCTCTTGGGGCATGCGCCGCTGGATGCAGACCTGCGGCGTGACTGACCAGGAAATCAGCGTGGAAAACGAACTCTACCACTTTGACGGCGACAATCTCATCGTATTCGGCTATCCGCATGAAATTCAGGCCAGCGTGCAAACGCGCCGGAAGACCGCCCGTGAAAATGGAAAACTTGGGGGGAGACCCAGGAAAACCGACATTGGAACCAGTGTAGAAACCGAAAAGGAAACCCACGGAAAACCAATGTCAGTTATTTCCGAAAACCCAGAAGAAACCCAGTCGGTTTTTTTTAATAACCCAGACATAACCCATGAAGAAACCGTAAGGAAGGAAGGGAAGGAAGGAATTCACCCCCTTACCCCCTCTCCGTGCACCGTGGAAGAAGTCGAAGACCATCTTCGGGCCGCGGCCTTTGCGGGGCGTGTGCGTTTAACCCCCGACCAGATACCGGACTGCGCCACGGCCTACTGGGGGAGCCGGGACGCCGTCAACTGGACTCGCAACGGCATCCCCGTGACCAAATGGCAATCCGACGCCATCAGCTTCGCTACCTCCTACGCCGTCAACCATCCGCCACCCCCTGGGAACGGAGACAAAGACCCTTACAGCAACCTTGAAGAACTTTAACAATCAACAATTTCAAAAAACATGATCGACTCTCAGACACTCATCGACGCCGAAAAACTGGTGCTCTCCCAGGCAATGGACGGCTCCCAGGCCTTTGCGGACCTCCGGGACAAGGGCATCAGCCGCCAGACATTCAGCCTCCCGGCGCACCAGCAAATCTGGACCGCCCTGGAAACCGTCGCCGGCACGGGAGGAACCGTGGACGCCCTCACCGTCATCGCCCGCCTTGAAGCCCAGGGCCAGCTTGACGCCGTGGGAGGGCACGCCGGAGTCGTGGAAACGGCCACCTACGGAGCCCTTGCCCGGTACAAAACCGCCGCCGCCCTGGAAATGGTCACGGAATCTGCCAAAAAACATGCGCTGCTCGCGTTTGCCTCCCGGATGGCGGAAGCTGCCGGCGATCAGCTCAAAAGCGCGGAAGAAGCCCTTGATGAAGCCGAGCGCGGCATGTCCGCCCTGCGGGACCGGTGCGGCGTCCGCCAGACCGAAACCATCCGCGGAGCCGTGGGAACCATCATTGAAAACCTGCAATGGCGCATGAACAACCCCGGAGCCATCAAAGGGATCTCCTCTGGATACCGCCGCCTGGACCTGACCCTGGACGGCCTGCAGCCCGGCGCCATGATCGTGCTTGCCGCCCGGCCCGGAGTCGGGAAAACCGCCGCCCTGGTCAACATCCTCACCAACATCTGCCTCGGGGGAACCCCCGTGGGCATGTTCAGCCTGGAAATGCCGAAATCCCAGCTCCTGGAACGCATCCTCTACGGCATGGCCGGCATCAACTCCGACGACATCCGCCGCGGCAAGCCGATGACGGTCGGACAGCAGCAGCATTTCACGGCCGCCGTCAGGAAAATCACGGCCGCCCCGCTGCACATCGACGACGAAAGCTCCCTCACCATCGACAGCATTAGAGCCCGGGGCCGCCGGATGGTCCGGGAACACGGCGTCAAATGCATCGGCGTGGACTATCTCCAGCTCATGCGTTCCACGTCCCGGCAGGCGGGCAACAGCCGGGAACGGGAAGTCTCGGAAATCTCCGCCGGCCTCAAATCCCTGGCCAAGGAACTCAATATTCCCGTCCTGGTGCTGGCCCAGCTCAACCGCGACGTGGAAAAAAGAGCCGGGAACGCCCAGGGCAAACCGGTCGTTTCCGACCTGCGCGACTCCGGCTCCATTGAGCAGGACGCCGACCAGATCATCATGATCCACCGCCCCTACATGTACAAGCCCGACAAGCACGACCCCACGGAAGCGCAGTGGATCATCGGCAAAAACCGCTTCGGCCGGCTGGGGCGTATTCAATTCCGCTGGACCGCGGAACTCACCAAATACGAGGAAGAACAGAATTACCCCGTCAATAAATCATGAAAAAACTGGACATTATTACTCAACCCTGCGGATCTCATGCCTTGAGAATATCCCTTTATTTGGGACCCAAGCGCAAAAGAATGAGAATTTGTATCGGATTGGAAACACACGATTACATGGAAGCCCAGCGCCGGGCATTGCTTCTTCTCCGCTATAATAAACGCCTTGGAATTTATGACCGGGAAATCCCGGAAGAATCGGAAATTACATATCCTGAAAAAACGGATGACTTACCCTTATTTCGGGACGACAATGAAATTCAAAGCGAAGATGGTAACTCCCGTTGACATATTCCGACGTAAAAAGATAGATGCTCGTCCCATGTCCACACGCGAACGGGCTATGTTGCCCGCCGCGGAACGGGTGAATTCTATTTTTACGGCGAACGTTGAAAAAGCGCAGTTCCTGCAACGCCTCGCCGACATGCTTGACGACTTCCTGGCCGGGAAAAGGCAGGAAATTGTTCTCCCGGACGGCACGTCAACAACGGTGGGCGTGATGCAGGGCAAGGCGGACTTTATTGCTAAGGCCCGCGGCTTCATGGCTGCGGAAGGAATGTCTCCGGATGCCCGAGACAACCATATTACCAATATCGGGGCTCGGTCGCGTCTGGCGCTCATTTTCGACACCTACACCCGCTCCTGCTATGGTCAGGCCCGTTGGGAAAGCGGCATGACACCGGGAATGCTCTACGCTTACCCGGCCTGGCGGTTTGTCCGGCACCCGGGAGCCCGGATGCCCCGCCCGCTACATGTCCTGCATGAAGGCGCCGTCCGCCTCAAGACGGACTTCCAATTTTGGGCCGTTGAGATGAATTCTCCGGCCATTGGGGGCTTCCTGCTGCCCTGGCCGCTCTACGGCTTCAACTCTTGGATGGACATTGAGTCCGTTTCCCGCGCCGAGTGCATCAGGGCCGGCCTGATTGGCCCCAACTGGACCCCTGGCCCGGTGAACTTGTCCCAGTTCGGAGCAACGCTACCAGAACGCCTCATGAACCGCTCTGCCTCCGTCCAGAAAGTGAAAGACCCGGACCTTGCCGCCCGGCTCCGGGAAAGCCTCAAGAAGCGTCTTGGAGTGGATGCCCTGGACAAAGACGGACGGCTTGCCATTCCGGCGCGTGAACTCGTCCAGCGTATGCAGGGTCAGGCAGGGCAGGGAAGCCCGGCTGGAATATCACCGTTGCAAATGACGTTTGATTTGTTCAACCCGGAAAGAAAGGAGTCTTCTATGGCGGACTTGATGAAAAAATCTGGCTTGAGACCACGCGGGGAGGCGACACTGGAACAGGTGGAGGCTTTCATGAATGCCCTGAAAACTCGCCATCCGGAGCGGGATTGGGTCAACGAAAAGGTGGAGAAAGGCATTACTGATAAATTCCGTCCTATGGCAAAAGAAACTATCCATAAAAACATGAACGAATTCATGCGGATGGTAGATCCTGAAATTTTGGACAACCTGCCGTCTCTCAATTCCGTTAATAAGGAGTTAAATTTTGGAAACAGGGGGAGCTATAACCCCATAACCCGGACCATTTTTTATTGATTTGATAGACGGAAATCTTCTTATAAGCCCGCGCAAGTGTTTATAAAACCTTGCGAAAATGGCTTAAAATCAAGGTTTTCCGCGTATCGTCATTTATCTTGCCGTATCTCCGTATAAGATGATTTTGTAAGACCGGGCACCATTTTGGCACCACAGATTATAGGAGGACGACATGAAAAACGTACTTTTAGACAAGGGTATTATACTCCCGTCCGGCGAAATCAGCAAGGATAAGGTAAACCTTGTAACCGGAGCAATCACGCAGCCATTCGCAGAAATGGTATGGGTAACGACAGGCGGCGACATGGAAACCGTAAACCGCTTGACCGACGTACTTGTTACCATGAACACCCCCGCCGACCGGGGGAAGCTGTTCAAAATCATAAAAATGCTCTATGGGCTTATGGGCTTGCCCTTTTCCGAAGAAGCCGAGCCTATGGACGCAGACCCCGCCGTTTTGGAATACTTCATTTTTTCCTTTACGGCAGACTTTGGCGAAGTCATACAAGACCTCATAGCCGAAGAAGCAGAATAACGCACCGCACAGGCGGCGTTTCTCACTTCCCACAAGGAAGAACAGGAACGCCGCTTTTTTCATGCCCTTTGTTACGCAGTAGGCAGGAAAAAGCCCTTGATTTATGCGGCTTTGCGGGCGCGGTTTTCAGCGGATAAGGGATTGATACCTAAACCCTCAAAATCGCGTTTCTATTGCGTAACAGGTATGCAGCAAAGGAGTGATGAAGCTATGGCAGTTTTCAGAGTGGAGCGCAACAAGGGCTATACGGTTATGAGCAACCACCACTTACGCAATAAGGAGCTATCCCTAAAGGCAAAAGGGCTGTTATCGCAAATGCTGTCCTTGCCGGAGGATTGGGACTACACCCTTGCGGGGCTGTCCTTTATCAACCGGGAGAAAATCGACGCTATCCGGGAAGCCATTAAGGAACTGGAACGCGCCGGGTATATCGTGCGTTCAAGGGAGCGCGACGAGAAAGGACGCTTGCGCGGCACAGACTATGTAATCTTTGAGCAGCCGCAGACCCCGCCTATATCGGATTTACCTACATTGGAAAATCCAACGTTGGAAAAACCTACGCAGGAAAAACCTACGCAGGAAAAACCTACGTTGGAAAATCCAACGCAATTAAATAAAGATATACAAAAGACTAACTTACCCAAAAAAGAAAAATCAAATATAGATTTATCAAGTACCGATTCCATTCCTATCCATTCCCTAAATCCCTTGCCTTACGACGGGGAAGCGGCAGAGCCGCCGGAACGGAAACGAAAGGAAGCGACAGACGCATACAGCGTTTATGAGGAAATCATCAAGGACAATATCGAGTACGACCATTTTGTACGCTACGGGCAGGTAGACAAAGACCGTCTGGACGAAATTGTTTCGATTATCCTTGAAACGGTATGCAGCAAGAGAAAGACAATCCGTATCGCCGGGGACGATTACCCGGCAGAGCTTGTCAAGGCAAAGTTTATGAAGCTCAACAGCAGCCACATTGAATTTGTCTTTGACTGCATGAAAGAGAATACCACCAAAATCCGCAACATCAAACAGTACCTTAAAGCGGTGCTGTTCAATGCGCCGAATACCATTGACAGCTACTATACCGCCCTTGTCGCTCACGACATGGCGACAGGCAAAATCTAAAGGAGGATTACCACATGGCACAGAAAACAGGAGCTTTGATTTTTGACGAACAGACCGACCGCTACGACATTCGCTTTGACATTGCCGACTATTACGGCGGCTTGCATTGCGGAGAGTGTTTCGACGTATTCACAGGCGGCAAATGGAAGCCGACCCGCATTGAAATGAGCGCGGCGCAGGAATGGTACCTTGTGGGTATCCGCGCCGAGGATTTGAACGGCTTGCGCGTCCGTATCTAAAGCCTATGGGCGGCTACCGCAGCGGCGTACCACCCTAACACTATCAGACTACCGCGAAAGGAGGACGGTAAATGCAAGATGAAATCAACGAAAAGACCATAGCCCTTTACATCAAGACCGGGAAACTGACCGCGCAGACGCTTCAAAAGGCTATGAAAACGCTGCTTGCACAGATGAAGAAGCAGAAAGACAAAACGCCGCAGGGCAAACAGACTTTGAAGCAGCTTATGAAGCAGAACGCGGGCGTTTCCAACATTGAGATTACCGAGGGCAATATCAAAGCCTTTGAGAGTACGGCGAAAAAGTACGGTATTGACTTTGCGCTGAAAAAGGACACGACGGAAAGCCCGCCCCGCTACCTTGTGTTTTTTAAGGGACGCGACGCTGACGTGCTGACCGCAGCTTTTAAGGAATTTTCCGCAAAGAAGCTGACACAGGAGAAAAAGCCCTCTATCCGCAAGCTGCTTTCCTCTCTGAAAGAAAAGGCGGCGGGCTTGAACGTGCAGCGGGACAAGGTAAAGAACAAGGACAGGGAGGTATCGCTATGA